ATTGGCAAGCGATAGCCGGACATGACCCGCACGTTATGGCTGAAGTAAACGGGATCCTGTATATTTCAACTGGTAACACCATTGCTCAAGTAGACAACGCTACCTATACCGCAGCAAAGCTAACACTACCCTATGGATATTTTGCAAATTCTTTGGCAAAGTCTGGTACAGACCTTGTGATCGGTGGGGTATATTCCTCACAAGCCAAGGTTGCAGAAGTATTTGTGTGGAATACCTACTCCAAGTCTTTCTCATTCTCTGACCCCATACAAGACCATGACATCACCGCAATGATAGAATTCGACAATACTGTATTGATGTTTGCAGGAAAGAGTGGAAGGGTCTACTATCTCAATGGTACAAAGGCAGAGCTGTATATGACTCTACCATATAGAACACAGCCATATCCAAATTTCGTGATATATCCGGATGCGGTGTGTGTGTATAGAGATAGATTATTTGTTGGTGTCTCAGACCACTCCGGAGCCGGTGTTGCGGGGGTGTATGTTATTGGTCAATCAGCAGCAGGATACCCTAAAGTGATAGCACATCAATTCCCACTGAACACAGCATCAACCATCTCGAAGATATATAGCATTAAAACATCGGATGTAGGCAACCAATTCAATCTATTTGCCGCATATTATGATCCATTGAGCACGACGTATCGTTGTGATAAAACAGATCAATCCAACAGATATACGTCTTCATACATAACGACAAAGCTCATATTTCCCGACTATTACAATCTGTCCAGGCTCAGATATGGATGGGCAGACTATGAGGGTACGATGCCCGCAAATACATCACTTGATATGCTCGTCAAGGTTAATCATGGAACAACACACACCATAAACGGAGTTATCGATACCATGAGAGCTCGAGTTGACTTTGATCTCGGGTCAATTGAAGCTAAGGTTGCGAGAGTCGCGCTACAGTTCAATTCTTCCGCTAATACCTATCCTGCCGTACATCAATTCGGAATTAAACTGGACTAAAAATATGGACACACAAAAGGTAGAAGAAAAACCAATAGAGTACAAAGAACTCGAAGAGCCTGGAGTAACGCCCAAGGAAGATACAGCGCTAATGGATAAATTTCTCTCTCAAGTCTTGCCGTATATACAGAAACAGACAGAGATGATATTCAACCAACTCAAGCATCTGCGTGTTGGTGGAGAGAATACGACAATACACATGAGCGATCAACTTGGTATGTGGGCGGGTCACGCTGAATTTGCTCTCGCACCATTCAGGCTTGGATTAGATGGCTCACTCACAGCGAGCAATGCTACATCAGGAAATGCTGTCACAGTACCCACACTACAGAACTCTTGGGTTGACTATGGATCTGTATATGCGGGTTTGTCCTACTACAAGACTCTTGATAATATTGTTGTTTTACAGGGAACAATAAAGAGCGGGACTGGAGGATTGATATTCACTTTACCGGTGGGATATAGACCAAGTGCTCAACGAATGTTCCCCATCGTTTCTAATAATGCTTTTGGAAGAGTGGATATTGGGTCAGACGGAAACGTGGTGGGTATCGTATACAACAATGCCTACGTTTCACTGGACGGTATTGTTTTCAGAGTATAGTTACGCATGATGCAAGAGTACTAATGAGGTATAATGAATAGGTGCACACATGATATGTAGATGATATAGCGATACTATCGCAAACATTTACGTATCCTATGGCATTACAAGCAGGCGACTACACAGCAGATCAAATCAAATCATTCGGGCTCAGTTTTGATGAGACCGTACAACCACAATACAAGGATGGGATAGGCTACCAACTATCCAACAACAACAAGGGGGGGAGAATACTTACAGTACTAGGCTCACAAGGAGGAAATAATGTACCACAGTCATATCAATCTTCAGGTAGTGGTGACCCCAACATGCAGAAGTATCTCGACAACTACAATGTAGCGCTCAAGAATAAGCAGACAGCAGATGCTTCTATATTCAAATCACCCGAAGACTTGAAGGCAGAGTTCGACAAGTTTGTGACAGACCCTTCCGGAACGAAGCCAACAGCACCCAAGCTTGTTGATCTATACGAGAGACTACGATCAGACGGTAAACTTGGAGACCTTGAGACATCCCTTGGTGATCTGAAAGAGCAGGAGGCACTGATTGAAGCCGCTCTCCAGGAGTCAACCATGAATGAGGACAAGCGCACCGTAGCACAGAATATCATTGATGGGCGCATAAACGAGAACTACAAGCGGGCCCAGGTAGAGCTACAGTTCTTGGGAGCACGTAAGGCGCGCATTGTGGACGAAATTCAGGGGAGATACAGCACAATCAATACAATCATCAGTCTCACCGGACAGGACTATCAGAATGCACGGCAGGAGTATGATGCAGAGTTTACGAAAAATCTTGAGATGTACAAGATGATACGAGGTACACAAGAGAAACAAGCAGACCAGGCACGGGAAGACCTACAGCGCGCGGAAGACAAGCTGAGCGAGCGAGAGACAATGCTCCTAAAGTTTGAGAGGGAAGACTCTCAACGTGCTGAGGATGCGGCAAGGTCTAACCTACAGATATACTCTTCGGCTCTCAAGTCAGGCAACATGGACTATGGTTCGCTATCAGAGGAACAACAACTACAAATCAATAAGCTCGAGGTACAAGCAGGTCTTGGTGTTGGATTCTTGAGCAACCTGAAACAGGACAATCCGGAAGGAGAAGTAAAGTCTATTACTACACGTCAAGACGCAAGTGGCATGAAGTATGCAGATATTATAGTCAAGATGCCGGACGGATCACTACAAGTACAGTCGAAAGCTCTTGGAGCAGAACGTCTACCAGAGGGGTCTTCTTCTACAAATAAAGTCAACGAGCAATCTGTCATAGAGAAAATCATCGCAGACTACACTGATACTGGTAGTGGAATAGGTAAAGCCATGCGTAAACAAATATCCCCCGAGGATCTGGTGCGTAAGATCAGAAGCGAGTATCCAGGCGGAGCAGCATATCTGAGGGACAAAGAGATAGACTCAACATGGTTAAGAGAGAACATGAGATAAACCTATGCCATATTTTGATCAGTTTTATGGGCCTGCGGGCTCGAGTAAGCCATCTATGAGTGGTGGGTCTTCTACTGGCTCAACCTTCTTTGATGACTTCTACGATGACGAGAAACGCAAGAAAAAGTATGGGGTCATAGAGAATAAGCCAAAAGCAAAGGAAGTGCAGGTAGACAAAAAACCAGTAGTAGAGCAAACATTCCTCCAGAAGGCAAAGAGTACCGTAGACAAAGTGAGCACGAAGGTACAAGACTTCTTATTCGGTGAGCCGGAGACACCACTACAACAGAAACTCCCAAAAGTTGAGGGCCTGAAGAAGGCCGGATTCAGCGATGAACAGGTAAATAAGTTCACACTCAACAGCATGCAGAAGCTCAAGGATTCGGAGACGCGCATGTTAACTCTCAGAGAAGAGCTTGCACAGACGAGGCGGGACAACATGACAAAGACACCAAAACCAAAGCTCGTCTTCACTGATGCAGAGCTCGCAAAATCGAAAGGAGAAACTGAGTCTTTTTTGTCAAAGCAACGGGAGCTATCCGCGCTCGAGGAAGAAGTGCAGGTATATCGTCAACTCACCGGTCAGGCTAATACAAACAAAGGATTTATTAAACGGTTTGCGGAGATGTTCAGTACCCCCGAGCAAGTATTCACCAACATTGTTCCATACGTAAAGAGTTGGGTAGATTCAGAAGAGAACAAGAGAATGAAGGCTATCGAGGTAAAGCTCAATACGAACACTCCATTATCAGACGAAGAGAAAGCATACACCAAACGTAGAGACGCAACCATCATCCAGGCATACATTGATAAAGGACTTGGAGACGTGGTTGCAGAGTCAATAGCGCCAAATACAGCATACCTTCTTGACTTTGCCATTACCGGTGGTGCATATGACATGGGTAAAGACATCACTGTCAAAGCGCTCACACAAGCCCCTAAGATCGTACGAAGCCTTGCGGGTGGAATTGTAGGATCGCTTGCCCAAGGGTCTATACGTGTTCCATCTATTGCACAGAGGACATCTGAATATATGCTTCCTAAATACAATCTCGTCGCCGGAGAGAAGGGTGACATACTCATTAAGAAACTAAACGAGGGAGACAGCTATAAAAAGGCACTTGCAAAAGGGTATGCGTCTACCATCGTTGAGACTGCATCGGAACACTCAGGGGCCATCGTGGAAGATTCCGGATCATTTATCCAAAAAGCAATACTCTCACGTTTCGGAGTACTCAGAAACATTACAAAACCAGAGGTACTATTCAACATAGCAGAGAAGGTTGGATGGAATGGCATCATCCCCGAGGTGTTCGAAGAGTATGTACAAAATTGGGGACAGGCTATCATAGATCAAACGAAGATAGAACTTCCAGACCCTACTAACGTCGTGGGCAGGAAAGACCTACAGAAAGCCCTACCACAGGTATTTACTGATCGGGCGGCAGAGCAGTTCATGGTGACCGCAATAGGTGTGGCTATGCAGGGCTCCATAATGAACATATCACAAGCAACGCTCAACAAAGCCCTAAGTGCGAAGGAGCGGGGAGATATACAGCCAATTGAAATAAAGGTAAATGAGAACAAAGCAGATACACAGACCGACACAAAGCCAAAAGGCGTAATACCTGACATCATCACACAGGAGTTTGAGAAGCGTGGTGAGCTCTCGGGCCTGGTTAATTCATTGCTTACAGACCAACAGCGCACAGCCGTAGAGATGATTCAGGCTAAGACTGACCCCAAAGAGATCATGAAAGAGGTAGGGGACAATGCGTATGGCGCTGCTGATAAGGCACTTTCAGGAGAGCAAGGGTCTATCTCATACCTTCTCGACACCTATTCTGCTTCCAAAGAGCAGGACATAAAGGACAAGATCAAGCCGGCACTCGATAAGTACTTCGCAGACAACCCACAGAGCGAGCAAATGGACATGTACAAGGAGGTTATGGGACTAAATAACAGAGAAAAACCAGTACTTACTCCAGAGATGCAGGCGCAGATGGAGTCTATCAAGGCTGAGAATGCGAAACATGCGGAAACTGTCACACATACTTCAGAAGTGCCAGGTTCTGACACCAAAAATGTACAAGAAAACACAACAGAAGCAACGTCAGTACTGAGTTATGTGGATAAAAATGGAGAGAAAGTGTACACAAAAGTATCTCCGAGCGAGCTGTCTGTTCTCAGAAACGAAACAGAGAACATTCCCGATGCAAATGGTAAGGAAAGTCAGATACATCTCGATGCAATAAAGGATAATCTGAAGAATGGAGCAAGAGAAGTGAGCCGTGAAGAGTTCATAGCAAATCACTCACAGGTAGCCGGTGTACTGGACAACGTTAAAACAATACTTGAAGAGGGAAAGGTACAAGACAAGGGCGGTGATTCTCTTGAGAGTCAGAAGGAGATGATGTTGAAGGCAACAATAGGGAAAGGGGAATACAAGCGCGGGGAGGTATACTATCAGGACGTCGCGGGCGGGAGACGGGGGGTCATCATAGAGTCTGTAGACAACGAGGGGGTACACGGGTACTATCTTCCCACACCATCATCGTCAAACATTGTGGGAGACAATGCTACTCTCGAGCCAGCACTATTCACAAAGCCGAAAGAGGAATTGAAAATAACAAAGGGGACAGATGCTAAGATCAGAGAACTACTCAAACAGAGATTCTTCCCAGACGATCCAGTGAGTAAGACTCCTGAGCTTACATCGGGACAACCTAAAGCTTCAGGTGAAAGAGCTCCGGTAAGTACACCAAAACAAGCTGCTATACAACTCATAGAGTCTTATGTTAAGAGAGGCGAAAGCATACAGAGTCTCAAGAATGGACAGATGGGAGAAGCAGGTGGTGATTTTTCTGCACAGATTGGTGGATACATTAACGGTAAGAAATATTCCACGGACAATATACTGGTAACGAAGCTCAATGGGAAAGAGGTCAACGAAGTGTTCTCACTCAAGAAGATATACGATGAGATATTGCAATCATCCAAGGACACAACGCTCATGGTTGAGGGTAATCTCGAGGGGGCGGGCGCAATAGATGAGGAAGACAAAAAGAAAAAGGCAAAGGTACCAAAAGAAACATTGAAAGAAACGGTAAAAGAGACTATAATAACCACAAATGAACAAAGAAGTGGAGACACTAATCAACTCATTGGATCAGAAGGAGTTCCCGATTCTCAAGGCATGGGCGAAGGATCAACCGGAAACACTACAAAAAACACTACTGTCAGTGGCGACGAAATGGCATCAGGGGGATCTGACATCAGCAGCACAAGCCCTGGAAGTGGATCTGCAACACGGATAGCTGATTCGATACAATCAATCATCGACGCATATACTTCAGTCGATAAAGTTACGGGCCAAGTAGATATTGAAAAGAACATAACCGCAGAACAGGCTGCCATCTTACGTGCATACCAGCCAGCAGGAGGCATGGAGAGCAAGGGCGCTGAGGGTCGTGGGCTTCTCGATGAATACTACACACCACAACGAGTCACAGACGCAATATGGAAGGTGCTCGGTAAATACATTACACTGAACGAAGACATGCGAGTGCTCGAGCCGGCGGCAGGTATAGGACGGTTTGTAGAGGGTGCATACGGTAAAGCAGATATTGACGCACTCGAGATAAACGACACTACCGCGCGCATACTCAAGCTCCTGTATCCGGATACGAACGTATTCAATAAACAATTCGAGACACTATTCACTACAGAGCGTGGCACACAGAGGGAAGTAAAAGAACAATACGAAGTTGTGGTAGGTAATCCTCCCTATGGAGAACATCGAGGGCGCTACCTTGGAATGGGGGAAGAGGCAAGCATTAAGAAGTACGAAGAGTACTTTATCAAGCGCAGTCTCGATCTTACCAAGAAGGATGGTATCGTTGCTATGCTCGTACCTTCGGGTATATTGAGAACTACACTGAGCAAATCAAAAGAGCGCATCTCGGCTCTCGGAGACCTTGTACTCGCGTACCGCTTCCCTAATGGGATATTCGACACCACAGAGATAGGTACTGATCTGCTCGTATTCAGGAAGAACACTACGAGCGACGAGACAGACATATACAACAGGACAAATAGAATGTCGAACGATAACTACTTTGCGAAGAATACAGGTAATGTTCTCGGGGAAGAGACCACAAAGAAGGGTAGGTTTGGTGAAGAGAAGGTAGTAACGGGCAGTCTTGATGAGGCTCTGGATAGGCTCTCGCGCCTTGAGCAGATAGACATTGAGATACCCACAGAGCAGGAGACCACAGCTCCCATTGTATCGAATGGTACAAACCCGCCCACTACCACGTTCACAGATGAGACTTCAGCCGTTGAGGCAGAGCCTCGGGTAGTACAAGAGAAAGTGCCACCACGCAAGATAGACAAGAAGGTTACGAGCACTTCATTGAAGAAGAGCACACCTCTTACCTTGTCAAACGTGAGCCAGGCTGATATGAATTTATGGAATAACATCACAGCCACCGGAGAGCTATCACAGGAGTATGTTCGGGCCCAAGGCATCACAGAGCCAAGCAAACTTGATAATGCAGATGTGAACGCATACTTCGAGAATGGGCAGGCTCAATACTTCACGAACTTCATGTATCAACAAGGGAACATCTATGAGAAGCTCGATAACCTGGAAGAGAACAAAGACAGACTATCTGAGAAACAGTACGCAAGGCAGAAGAAAGCCCTAGAGACAACACTGCCTCCAAAGATGACGGTCAGTGATACACAGCTACAGCCAACATCTGCATTCATTGAGAATGTGAAGTTTGACATGGACGGAGAGCCCTATGGAGTAAAGGACTTGTTCGAGCGATGGATGCGTACACTTGATAGGGCAGCCTATGAGGACTCAAGCTCGTATGAGGTACAAGGGTACATTGATGGGTCTCGGGTAAACGATGGAGACAAGGTGCGAAACACTGAAATACGACAGCGCAGACGAAGAGTAGGCAACAAACTATTCCAGAGGTTTGTGAATACAGAGCTAACCGACGATCAGAAGTCAGTACTTGAGGATAGATACAATAGGGCATTCAACGGTATGGTGCGTGCTGACTATTCAAAAGTACCACTATTCGGAAAAGTACACAGCACATTTAAGGGAAAGCCATTGAGCGTAAAGGCTATACAGCTTGAAGGAGCGGCATTCCTCTCATCGAAGGGTGTGGGGCTTCTTGGATATGACGTAGGTGTAGGAAAGACACTCACCGCCATTATCGCACTGAACGAATCAATGAAGCGTGGGTTTACAAAGAGACCACTGGTCATCGTACCAAATGCAACACTGCGCAATTGGGAGAAGGAGATAGCAGAGGTTATTCCAGGCGTGCAGATCAATCACCTTGAGAATCTTGGGGGTAAGTTCAAAGGAGACCTGAAGACGTTCAAGGTGGCAGATGGCACAATATCTGTAATGACATACGACGGATTGACGAAGCTCGGATTTAAGCCTGAAACATACGACAGGTTGCTTGCCGGACTACAGGACACCATCTCGGGCATTGGGGATAAGACAGAGCGTGAGATTGAACGAGAGAAGGCAAAGGCAGACGAGTATATAGGGAAGGCAATCAATAAGACCTCAGAGGAAGTTACCTTCGAGGACTTGAACTTTGACCATCTCACAATAGACGAGGTACACAATTTTAAGAACATCTTTGTAGGAGCCAAGGTAGAGAAGGGGAAGGGCAACGAATACCGCAACGTTCACGGATCATCATCCGCGCGGGGTATCAAGGCGTATCTCATGACACAGTACATCCTTGAGCAACAACAAGGACGAAACGTGCACCTACTCTCAGCGACACCATTCACCAACAGTCCTCTTGAGATTTACTCAATACTCTCTCTCATGGCGAAGAAGAAGCTCGAGAATATAGGACTCAAGAATGTGAACGAGTTTATGTCAATGTTCATGGAATTGACACCAAAGCTCGTCATCAAGGCAGATCAGAGCACGAAAGAGGAAGAGATTATCGAGAAGTTTATCAACGTACAACAGCTTCAGAAGATTGTCACAGAGTATATTGACTTCCGGACAGGCGACGAGGCGGGGGTGTATAGACCAACGAAGGTAAAGAAGACTCCTATACTCTATCCCACGCAAACACAGGTAGCAATGATGAAGAAAGCAGAGACCTTATTCCTGAAGACCAAGGACGGGGGCGTAATACAGGGTATCACTGAGATGCAGAACATTGCACTATCCCCCCATCTCTCGCGCTATGCAACCAATACCGCTCCCGAAGCTCCTACAGATGAAGACCAGACAGCCAGTTTTATACAGGTAAACAATGACTACAAATCGTTCGTTGAAGAATCACCAAAGATCAAGGCTACGATGGATATGATCAGGCAAGTGAAGAAAGACAATGGTGGTGTGGGGCAGGTTATCTACATGCCTCGTGGGGTTCAATTCTTCCCATTCGTGAGGCAATATCTCATAAGCGAGCTGAAGTACAAGAGTGAAGAGATCGGTATCGTGCAGGGTGGTATGTCCATTGATGCAAAACAGAGCGCACAGGACGCATTCAACGCCGGCAAGATCAAAGTACTCATAGGCACGGAGGCTATCAAGGAAGGGGTAAATCTACAGGAGAATGCCACAGACCTGTATTATTTGCATCTCCCTTGGAATCCTACAGACATGCTTCAGGTTGAGGGTCGTATATGGAGACAGGGTAACAAATGGAAGAATGTACGTATCCATTATCCCCTCATTGAAAACTCAGTCGATGCTTTCATATTCCAAAAGCTCGAGACCAAAGAGAAGAGAATCAAAAACCTCTGGAGCTACAAAGGAAATACAGTAGAGGTGGGAGACCTTGACTTCGAGGAAATGAAGCTCGATCTTATCACTGATCCGGTGAGACGTGTTGAAGCCGAAAGGTCACAGACATATACCGTTGAAAAGCAACGGCTCGAAGTGATGAAGTCTGACGCGTCATTCCTGGAGAGAGTGGACAATAAGTACAAGGAAGCACAATCAGATTTGCGCTATTCAGAGCTCAAGCTCGCTGAGGCACAGAAGACAGGAGATGAAAGTGACTATGAGTTCTACAAGAAGAAAGTAGTCAAGGAGAGCGCTACCTTATCTGACATAGAGAGGTCTCTCGTAAGGAAAGAGACAACCATTGAGCAGGTGCGCTCAGACATACTCGCAAAGGAGAAGCAGATCGAGGCGCAGGAAACGAAAATCGACGGACTCGAGAAAGTGTTTGATGCAAAGATAGAGACCGCGAGACAAGTAAAGGTCGAACAAGGTAAAACAGAGAAGGTTAATGACTTTGGCGCTCTCGTGTCTGAGATCAAGAAAGAGAATGAGACGTTCTTTCAATCCTCAACAGAGAAGGTGGTCGAGAAAAAGACTACGGGAGTAAAGGATGAATTTAAGGTAGGAGACGTACTCGACCCGCAAGGCAAGACCAACATGGAGGGGAAGGTAACAATAACCGCAATAGAAGGAAATACCCTGAAGATGACTGATTCTAATGGCAAACAATACTCAGGCATGCAACGATCGGTAGTTCGAGACCTGGTAAAGGGTGGTAGTTGGAAGAGGGTAATGAAGGCGCCAAGCGGTACTGCCAGCAAATCAGAGTATGCAATAACTGAGACACCACGGAATAAGACTGTTGAGGTACTACTGAGCACAGACGAGGAACACTACAACAAGGTGTCTATCTCAGCGATTGAGATGCCCGAGCTTGTAGCTCTTGCAAAGGAAATATCCGGAAGTACACCCATTGTAACCAGTCTCAGAGGGAAATATGGAGACTTCACGGGCCCCAATAGAATACGTCTTTCCCCTGAGATATTCAAGAATCCCGCCGTTGCAGCCCGTGTGCTTGCACATGAGGTGGGACACCTTATTGACTATCTCTCAGCAGGAACACTCTCAAGAGGAAATATCATAGGTAGGATTGCATCTCTCCACAAGTTCTTGAAGGGTGAGTTCGAGGACGAGCACGGGGTCATCAAGAACTACGATATACGCAAAGAGCTCAAAGAGTTGACACAGATGTGGGCGCCATTCGACGAGAGCGCAGACGATGGGTATACCTCCTACCGCTATTCCTCGAGAGAGCTATACGCGGATGCTATCTCCGTATTATTCAATGATCCCTCCCTGCTACAGACTGAAGCTCCCAAGTTTTGGACAGCATTCTTCGACAGACTAAACGCAAAGCCGGACGTACGGATGCAACTTGAGGAAACGTGGCAACTTCTTATGAAGGGAGAAGAGGCTCTACTCAATGATCGAGACAAGGCAATCAATGATATGTTCAAGAAGGGTGACGATAAGATCATTGCAAAATCTCTCGAGGAACGAGCCAATAAAGACAACTACTGGTTTAAGCTCAAGTATGACTTTGTAGATCGCAATCAAAAGGTTATTGACGATATTGCACGGGCCAAGAAACAGGGGAAGCAAATATCAGATGATGATAATCCACTGTATATGCTCGAGGAATACAACTATGTAGGCGGGGTAATTAAATCATTCGTCGTGGATAAGATACAACCCATATATACAAAGGTAAAGGATGCGGGTATTGCATGGACAGACTTTGGGAAGGCGCTCTTCCTTGAGCGGGTCATCAATGAACGGGGAGAGATTGCAAACCCATTGGGTCAGACACCGGAGACCGCAACGAAGCAGATGGCTAAACTCGCAGAGACGATGGGTTCCGAAACATACGCAAAGCTCGAGAAGTATATCGCAGAGTTTAGAGAAGTAACCAAGGCAATACTTGAGGATGCAGAGTCTTCGGAGTTCTACTCTCCCGAACTGGTAAAGGAATTAAAAGCCAACCCCGCCTATGCTACATTCCAGGTACTTGACTACCTAGACACTCATATCGATGCGCGAGTAAAGCAACAGGTAGGAACACTCAAAGAGATAGCAAACCCCGCAGACTCCACTATTCAAAAGACAATCAGTCTCATACGAGCAATCGAGCGCAACAAAACAAAGCGCTCAGTAGTGCAGTTCTACAAAAAGGAATTTGGCGCTGAGATCATGGATGCAAAATATATGTGGACAGGTACCGCAAGACTCCCTGTTGATCCGGACGACAAAGCGCAGGGACTCATTACCCTATACGAGAAAGGGAAGCTACGTGGATACTATGTAGACCAATACATCGCATCAACCGTGGGCACACAGACCGCAGGGCAGACCAACATGGCTCTTGCCGCTCTCAGGTTTATGAACTCGAAGCTATACCGCCCGCTCTTCATTACATTCAACACCGGCTTCCAGACATTCAATGCAGTGCGCGACTTCACACGGTTCTGGAAGAATACGCCCAACCTCCCCCTGTACCGTGCATTCATACGCTACGGGCAGGCACTCAAGCCCGCATTCATGGATGCAATCGATCAACCAAACAATATTATCAAGGAGATGGAAGCGCAGAAGATACTGTCAGTAACCGCTAATGATGTATTTTCAGGTCAGACTGATATTGATACACAGATCGATGCAATAATGTCTAGGTGGGGTACGATGACACAAAAGAAAAAGTTCACGATACTCGCGCCCATTAACGCAGTACTCAATCTTATTGAGCGCACGGGGAACTTTATCGAGAGACTACCAAAGGTCGCAGCATACCTTGAGCTAAACGGGAGAATGCCCTCGCATGAGCTTGGACAATTCGTTCGAACGAAGGCAGGATCACCTGACTTCTTACGACGTGGATCAAACTACGCATGGACAAATGAGGTATTCCTCTTCTCCAATGCTATCAAGGAGGGTATGCGCTCAGACCTCCAGGTTGCAACAGACCCGAAGACACGGGGGGGCTTCTGGTTCAAGACCGCAATGGTAAGCGTACTGCCAAAGCTCCTTATGTTTGCTGCACTACAGGGATTATTCGGGCCCATACTCAAGGACATGTTCGAGAAAGTGTCAGAGTACGACAAGACGAACTATACAATCGTGCCTGTGGGAATGGACTCGACAGGCAAGCTAATCTATGTACGTATTCCCCAGGACGAGACAGGAAGACTTATCGGAGCAATAACCTGGAAGGGAATGAGGATAACCAAAAAAGACAGAGACTTCTTGAAAGATGCTCAGGAGATATTCTCCATAGGGGCGGGGCAATTCCCCTCCCTGTCTCCAAGCATAGGGTCAGCAATAGCAATAGCTCAGTTTGCATTCGGGCAGAATCCTTACGACTTCTTCCGTAATAGGAACGTGATACCGGACGACGCATTCAAGGCCGGAGGCTCATACAAGCTCAAACCGTTTGCAACGTGGATGTTCGAACAATTGGGAGGAGGAGTGCTCATGAAGACGTATGTAACAGAGCAAATGCCATCATCTAAGTCATGGCAACAGAAGGTACTCGAGCTCCCCATAATCTCAAACGTGCTTGGGCGCTGGATAAAGACCTCAGACTACGGGGAGTATGAGAAGACGAGAGAGCTTGAGGTTGGTATCGAACAGCGCAAAGCACAGGAGAGTATCGAGAATAAGAAGATCATCACTCAGGCAGTGCGCACGTACACATCCGGAACGAAGTCACTCTTCCGTAAGCAGGACATTGAGAAGAACCTGGTGAAGGAGATCATCGGGCACAGACCAACCACAACCGCAGAAAAGACAAAAGCAACAAGTATCACGAAGAAGTTCAGAGTTGCTGTGGTACAGGGAGAATACGACACGGTTGTGGATCGCTTCTTCACTGCCGGAACGAACGAAGAGAAGCTGGTATATCTGAAAGAGATTAAGCAAGGAAGGAGTAAGGCGAAGTTTGATAAGCTCATTGCGACACTGAAAAAGGAGAAGCTCATTAGCGCTCCCCTATTAAAAGAAGTTAGAAAGCTCAAATGATATTCAACAGAGCAGTATCAATTACGAGGCGTTTCCTGCTTGTTTTCTTTAAGATTGTTATATTGCTATCCATTGTGTATCCGTTTACCCTTGACAACTTCCTTCCCAACCGCTAATATGATTGTAATTGGGGAGACGAGTAGTAGGTGTCTCCGATACAAATAGAAGTGTAACGGAAATACCGAGCACTAAGGGCAGTACGCAAGTATCTGACTCCTGGTGCTTTTTTTATATATAATCCTATGAAATACACACTCTCAGACATCTTTGAAGGACAGTATCCCGTATCTCAATACTACGGAGTTAACCCCGCATACTACAAACCCTATGGTCTAGCGGGCCACGAAGGGGTAGATTGGGCTACTCCTGTAGGCGTACGACTCGTTGTGCCATTCGAGACTGGCAAGATCCTCAGAACAGGGTGGGATCCAGTCTACGGGTACTATATCGTCATCTGGGATGCCTCCCAAAAATGCGCTGTGTGGTATTGTCACCTCTCGAGTATCAACGTGAGCGCGGGTCAATCTATCCCTCGAGGGAAACTTGTTGGATACACGGGTAATTCCGGCAATTCTCAAGGCCCTCATCTCCACTGTAACCTTGTAGAAACGGATCAGTATGCAAACAGACTCAATACAAATAATGGATTCCAGGGCTTCCTGAACATCCTTGATCCAAACCTTGTCACGTGGCAACTTGGAGGGGTAACACCACCTATGAACGACACACAGAAGGTAAACGCTGTCACGAAAGAGATGCAGTCAACGAACTCGAACGACACGAAGGTAAACAACATTAGAAAGATTTTAGGATTATGAGTGAAACATTACTTAAAAGCCATGGATCAAAACAATAAACAATCAAATATTGACGTATCTGAACTAATCCGGAAGGGTTTTGATATGGGTGGTCTCATAGAAAAAGTTAATAACATAGACTCACGTACCAAGAAGATAGATGAGAGACTAGAAAGAGACTATGCTACCAAAGAATGGGTAAATAGTGAATACGGACAAACAAAGAAATCAGTTAATTATGTAATAATGCTCATCGTTACGGCTGTTATAGTCGCTCTTATAGCTCTGGTCGTTGTTTCACAAAAATGACAAACTACAAACAAATTATAGCTAATATAATATCTCTCTTGGTTTTTGTTCCTGCAATGATTATTCTTTTGATTGTAGGTTTTTGGATGGTTTATCCCTATAGGACAATAGAATTTAAGGGTGACAAATTCCCCATAGTTGATAAAATAGCCACACAAGGAGGAAAGCTTAGATTTGTTTCTGATTATTGTAGATATACCTCAGAACCAGTTGAGATAACGAGAAGTTTTGTAAATGGAATTGTGCTCTCTACACCCATAACAACTTCTCTGATCAAGAACATACTCCCTTCAGGGTGTCATAAGAAAACTATTTCTATTCCTGTTCCGCCCGAGCTTCCTATAGGTAAGATGCACCTGAGAAATCTTTATGTTATAAAAGTAAATCCTATAAGGACAATATCATTCACCAGAGAATCAGAAGAGTTTAACATTGTATACTCTTACAAATGAAAGAGGAATTAAAATTGATACTAAAGGAATTGAGCGATCTTAAGGGTATCTCTTTTAAGAAGATAGAGGAATTAAAAGAGGCAACAATATCGATTTATAGTCAGAACTTACAACTCGTAGAGTGCAACAGGGAGAAAGAAAAGACTATAGAGAGGTTGGAGAGGGAATTGTCAGCATTGAAAAAGAAGTAATTACTATTTATTTTTATCCTATTGCAGGGCTCTTAATGATAATCGGAATGGCTTTACTAATTCTAGGTAAATAATTATGATGGAGCTAATCGCAGTTTTGCTCCCACCTCTTATTGATCTTATCAATCGAAAGGTGGCTCAATCTGATGCACGGTTTTGGGTATCTGTAGTGGTGTGCTCATTGGTTGGTATTGGTATCAATTTTGTCCAAGGTGAAGGATTCCACTATGCAACAATGCTTGCAGGAGTGGAGGCAGTATCAAAAACAATACTTATTGTGTTCGGTATAGCTCAGCTCGTTTATAAAGGAGCTTATGAGGACTCGAGGCTACAGAAAGACGTTAGACTGGATAGATTGTAGAAAAAAGGTCACAGCTACCTCATGTAATGATGAGAACTTGTGACCCTTACAATAGAGTACAGTATAAGCAATTCTGAAACAACACATGTTGAAGAAGACTCATACAAAGTTGCATCTTTGTGACAATAGGGAGTATCCACACCTCCTCTCCTGTTACGTGAAGAAGTGGTATGTAGACTATACATTCCCCTTCGCCGGACGGGTGAAGGGAGCGTTTGTCTGCAAAAACAAGTTCTTTGTGTGTACTGATCCAAACTGTAAGTATTGTGAGAAGATAGAAACAGGTAGGTTGTTCAACGTATGGCCGGATCGTTTTGAGTGGGTACGCGCATCACTAACTTGACATATGCTTAATAATGGTGTAATTTTATCAACATTACTTATATTTATATCAAATGAATAACCACAATGAAAGAGACAAGTACCACGTAGACAACGGAACATATCAAACACGAGACGTATACATCACCGCGTCCCTTCTCGCGTCTGGATGCACCATAGTAGACATGACAAAGCAAGAGAAGCAATATACCTTCTTCGTAACACACGAAACAGAAGATGTCAGAGGAATCGTGATGAGGTTTTGGAACGGAGACCTACCCATAGACGCAAAGAAGCTGTTCAGTAGTTTTCGAGAGTTGCGGGCCCGAATGTACAACTGACTTGACAACAGATATTATATTGTGATACGATGTTCGCATATGTTATTTACGTTTATATGTTATGAAAAATAGCGGATGGATTAAACTGCACAGAAAAATACTTGAAAATTCCTTTTGTCTAGGCGGAATGAATAAACTAGGCTTTTGGGTATATCTACTATTGAGCGCTTCACATAAAGATCAGTCTTTCGTTCTAGGAAATACTAAAATACAGATAAAACAGGGTCAATTATTGACTGGAAGAAAGGCTTTGGCAAAGCAGGCTGGAGTGTCCGAAGGCACTATTGAATTATGGCTCGATGTTCTGGAGAAAAACTTACAACAAATAGTACAACAAAAAACAAACAAATATCGCATCATAACAATACTTAATTGGGATAAGTACCAAGATAATAAACAACAGAATGACAACAAAATGACAACAGAATATCAACAGAATGACACATACAAGAATGTAAAGAATGTAAAGAATGATAATAATATATATACTACGGGACTTGAAGAGTTTGTTTCTAAGTTTAACCAGTTATTTGGTAAAAACTACAGAGCTACTCCTGGTCTCAGGAAGATGTATCAGGACAGACTCAAGAACTTTACCCATTCCGAGATTATGACTGCAGTTGATAGTCTGGCGAAATCCAAGTTTCATAGAGGCGACAATAACAGGCATTGGGTAGCTGATCCGAGCTTTCTGCTTCGGAGTGATGAGCAGGTAGATAAATGGAGAGCTACCGGTGATACACTAAAACCAAGCGTACAGACGTTAGCGAGTAGGATTCCCGATTCTAATACCAATTAAATTATTTTATGAAAACATTAGCCTCAATGATACAAGACAGGGCCCGAGATATGGACGTACAACTTACCAAGGCGGTAGAAGTTACACCCGATGGTCAAGCGTGGGCGCGGGTAAAGACCTGTGTACGCAACCTACCAGGTGGTTTCAGGGTTATGTTGGAACAGGCACTTGCTGAGGAAGGTGCTCCGCGAGTCAAGAAACACAAGCGGGCATCGTCATGGGATATTGACGTGTCGTTTCGTTTTGAAGGACATGAAATACTCTTGAATATTGTGGAGAGCTTTACCGGAGAGATACACAGAGCTTCATACTTTGCTTTCTCGAAGAGTAAGAACACAGGCTTCATACGAGACCTATTGAAAGAAGATGTATTAAATCAATTTTGACGGTTACCAATTAAAACTACAACCATGAAAAACACATGGGGAATGCCACTAGGATCAACGATGGGGAGTAAATACGGGAATAGCATCACAAAGGTAGATGGAATCAATTTTGACAGCAAAAAAGAGGCAAACAGATATACTGAGCTCAAGATGTTGCAAGCGGGGAAGGTCATACGGAACCTCAACCTGCAACCGGTGTTTGAGATATTACCCGCATTCACAGACTACACAGGAAAGAGGCACCGGTGTATCTGTTACGTTGCAGACTTCGAGTATTTTGATAACGAGCGGAAGGTACATGTTGTCGAGGATGTGAAAGGTGTCCGGACAGAGGTGTACAAGATAAAATTAAAGATGTTTCTCCACAAGTATTTATCTGAAAAGAAACAGAAACACAAGATGATATTTGTTGAAATTTAGCCTCATATTTGCATTTGCACTTGACAGGATAAATATATTGTTGTAACATATTCGCATATGAAAATAACAATCCCAAAGCGAACCTGTTACAGATGCGGACACATTTGGCTTATGCGCCAAGAGAAAGAACCAAAGACGTGCCCGAATTGTAGATCGTCTTACTGGAATACCCCCCGAAGGAAAGGAGGTGTATCAAAATGATGATTAAACCATTTGTGAACTCAGATAGTAAGAGCGAAGGAGTGGAAAAGTACATGAAGAAGGAACCTATTATTAAATTGCCTATATTTTATATGATATTCAAAATTGTGAAGAACATCGGAATTATGCTTGTAGGAATCGTATTTGCAGTTCTCGCATTTTCTATCTACTGGATAAGCTCAAACAGCGATGTGGTGGGCAAGTCTATAATGAACCCTGAAGAGATCAGAGCGATGTATGCAAAATGTTCAGTTGAAAAGGTGTACGTAAGGAAGTAAACTGTTATCAAATATTTTTATATGTTATGGAAGAATCTACTCAAACAAAGGAAATAACTACACAACCAGCGAAGGTGTCACCAGGTAGGTTGAGCGTATCCCAAGAGATACGAGAGCTGAAAAGGATCGTAAACCTTGAGACCGAGAAGCGCAAGATCATGACCAAATATGTGAGAGACAGTCTCATTGATGGCGTGGACTATGGCTCAATCAAGGGTACGTCAAAAACCGGAGCATCATTCAATTCAAAGAAGGGACTATTCAAGCCAGGAGCCGAGAAACTATGCTCACTCTTCCACCTTACACCAAAGTTCGAGAAGGATAACGACACCTGGATCATGTTCGGAGGTAAGCAGGGTGTGGTTGCCTTTGTGTGTAGACTCTACAACACGTCCGGAGAAGCGGTATCAGAGGGAAGGGGCGTAGGTACCATGGCAGAGAGCGGAGCTACAGAGAACAAGGTAGTGAAGATCGCACAGAAGCGGGCCCAGGTTGACGCGGTAATTCGTTTTGCTGCTCTCTCAGATGTATTCTCTCAAGACCTTGAAACCATAAGCTCTGATGAGCTGAGTGACGAGACCGGCAATAAAGCGCTCTCGAAAAACCAACCCAAGATATACCCCGCAACACCGGCACAGCTCACGAAGATAGCTATCTTGCTGAAGGAGAAGGGGAAGGATAAGGGGAAAATCTACAATCATTACGGGGTGACATCACTGACTCAACTCTCATTCAAGCAGGCAAGCGCAACCATTCAGAAGCTCGACAGCTATGAAAACGAGACCCCGCCCGCTCCTGACGTAGAATCTGTTGTTGATGCTGATCCGTCTGAACCAGCACAGAACTTTCAGATAGCATGGGTGAAGACAAACTTTGATAAGCTCAAACAGATAGGAGCCATAAAGAAAGACTTTGACGTTAAGATGATCGACTTCATAAGTGATAATGACTTCAAGAGAGTGAAAGACATTTATGACAAATACGTTGAAAATTACAATAAAACACATGCAGTATAAATATACGGTCAAAACTAAAAAGGAGCGCATTACTCAGAAAGACTACTATGTGCTGATCGAAGAGGTTAGGAATGGCATTTCCAAGAATCCGGTATACGTGAGTTGGTACTACTTCGACCACCTGGTACAGGTACGGAAGTTTTATCGTGAGGTTAATGATGCGCGCAAGAAGGCAGAAGGTAAGAAAGGCTCAGTTAGTATTTATTCTGAAGAACTATGAGGATACCGAAAAAGCAAACCATAGGGGAGGTAAAGGTAACGAGTACATCATCTAGGCGTAGGCTAATGCTGAAGCAAAAGAAAACGTACTATAGAGTGTATAGCAGTGTATTAAAGGACTTTTGGTTTTGTAATCCAAAGGATTTGGCTGAAAATATTACCGCGTGGGTGAATCGTGCGGGGCGCCTGATTATCTCAAGAGTTGAAATGACCGAAGAGCAGTTCAATAATTTGAAGGAATTATGGTAAACCTTGAGGACATACCCACAGAGAAAATGATACACGTATTACCGGTAAACGACCAACACGAACATGAGGAGAAAGGGTACAAATGTATGTGCAATCCGAAACTATTATTTGAAAATGGTCACTTGATTATCATTCATAAATCATGGGACGGTAGAGAGCTGAGAGAAGAGGGCGCTCCTATAAATTAAGCAGTACACATGAAATACCCACCAGTCAAAAAAAAGAACTATACACCCATCAAGCTCATTGCAGAGCCAAGGGCAAACAAAGAGACGATCTATATGTTTGTTGGGATAGTTGAGTTCGCGTTAGCAGCAGTTTTACTTTCAATTATATTAGTATGAAAATAGGCACACCAAGACAAATAAAGCGACAATTCAAGACAGGAGAGGTTGTTCGTTTCAAGAGGTATGGAGATTTGAATGTAGATTTGAGCAAGAGTCTGCGCGAGGGTCTAAGTTATAAAAACCAAACCCTCGAGATTTTAGAGGCTGTGGTGGAGAAGATAATCAATTTTACTCCAAAATATGGAGATGAATATGAGATAGAAGTATTCAGGGCACAGCAACGCGTCAAGGCGAAAGAGATTTTAAGCAAAATAAGCAAATGAAAATCCAACGTATCAAATTCCAAGGAATGGAGACGGAGCAATGGACTCACAAGTCATGTACGGCTGAGTTTGGACTTGGTGCAGACTGGGCCACCTTGTACCTCATTGAGAGCAAGGAAGAGGGTAAAGGACACGCAACAGAGCTATTACAGGCAGCGAAGAAGTATTACAAGAAGCTGGGCTATAAGTTTGGGGGAAGTGTCGCGCTGAACGACATCATGAAGCATATCTATAAGAAATTAAAAATTAAGGAATATTGTTAATATGAAACACAACACATTCATACACAAACAGATCCGGCTTTTTGATGAAGCATTAGATAGTCCCGTGCTTCCCTTTATGCAGCGTATAAAAATTAAGTATGCTTTCGTAAAATCCCTTTTCAGACTTCGAAGTAGGGAAAGAAAGATTCGAAAGGAGATAGAAGCTCAAGTAATAAAAAGTGTAGGCATTGTCGCTTGGTGTAAGAATTGCAGACAACCGAGGTTGATAGTCAACCGGTTCTGTCCTGGTTGTGTGGAACACGGCAACCTTGTCTTTGATTCTGAGATCAATATTGCGAAGGAAGCATCTTTATAATTTCTCACAACCCCTATGTCAAAAAACCCTGATACACACACAAACGATTGGGAGAATAAACTAAAAGGAGCCCTGCTACTGAGAAGAGAGGAGCCGGTAGAGGTCATATTCTCAGGTGGTGTATCAAAAACCATATCAATGATACCCTGGAGCCTATTCGTTCTTGCAATAGACAAACTCCTATCCGATGAGAAGCAAGAGTTGATGACTAAGATGGAGAAAATAATCACTGAAGACCAAGGATGTTGTAATTGTCCAAATGACAGAATAGGACAATTGGAAATGTTAACCGATCTAAAGAAGGAGGGGAAATGAAAACCAGAAAATATAATTACGCAAAAAGAAAGGCAATATACTCTATTCAGTTTTGGTATGACGAGAAACAAAGAGTATTGTCGGTGACTGAGACTTTAAATCCTAGTGAAAAAATGTACGATTTTTTTAGCATGTATTTATTTGGGATAAATATCGCAGAGAGCAAATTGTTAGACAGAAGAAGTAAGAAGTCTTTCGGAAGTTTTTGTAAGTCATTCCTGGAACATTATAGAGATTAGATTGGGGTGTATGGGGATCTCATTCGGGGAGTAGCTCAGTGTTAGAGCGCTCACCACGGGGTGAGAGGTCGCATGTCCAACTCATGCCTCCCCAACTAAAACGTAGGCGTCGTTACACGCCAACCCATACACCCCAATGTGATCTGAAGAACATGTTAAATACATGGTAAGTACACGTTAAGTCTTAACATGTGATCTGTAGAGCGAGGTGATGTGTAGGTGTGTGACTGGAGAGGCGTCACAGTAAACAAGGTGTAAATGGGGAACTAAATGGCCTACCCATCATCTCACTGTGCAGATTTATTATTTATTTTATTAGTATGACAGTTCACTTAGAAGACCCTGGACAAATACCCCTCCCACCTTTTGAAGAGGTTGCAGAAGACATTGTTAAGATCGCAGAAGCCATGCGAGCAATTGAGAAAACCAGGCTGAGATGGTCTACAATTGTTGACCTCTTACATGCTAAATCCAAGGTTCCCAAAAGACAAATAGAGTTTGTGCTCAACAATTTGAGAAGTTTTGATGACATCTGGTTAAAACCTATTGAAAAAAAATAACTATGTTTTCTCAAAAAGAAATATCAAAAGCAATCAAACACGCAGTTAAGGTAAGTAAAAAGATGCAGGATGAGGTGCTTGGGTATATGGAATCAGACGAAGCGGTCATTATCATGTCTGCTGTACGGTACATGTTGGGTCGAGGCTCTTACGGAGTGGGCACAGTCTGTGGTTATTTGATAAAGCATGAGAAGAGACTATCCCCCCCCAACAAGGAAGTGATTTGTAGAGACATTGTTGAATATATGATTGAGCACCCCGATATGAAGTACAAGGAGAATTGGGCTGAGATCGTTACTCGTTTTACGGACAAATGAGACGTAAGATGTGGATACTCTTGAGCCATGTTCGTGACATTCGCTGGATGCCAAGATTGTTGGTTGAGGTATTAGATTGGTTACGGTACGAAGTATTTTATTAGTTTTTTATATATCTATGAAAATATCAATACTAATCACTGACGGAGCGAAACAGATTATGTTGACTCCTGAAACAGACCACGAAAAGCAAGCGCTCAAGTTCATTCAGCCCAACGACGCACTTGTGGCTGTGTCCAAGTGGGGATCATTTACCGATGTAAAAGAGATTGTTGGAGTATCCATTGCAAAATCACAGGGTGGAACTTACAGGGCTTACGAAACTGAGGATAGTTTGATGTTCATAATTAAAGATAATAAACCATTAGAAAACATTAAATAACCCTATGACAAAACCCAAATTCATCAACTCAATCCGAGAAATGGGAAAAGCGTATCGGGACGAAAAGAAACAAAGGGATGCGACTCCTCCCATTGAGTTCTGTCCCGAATGTCACAGTCTCAAGCGGAAGCCGAACAAGGAGTGTGTGAATCATGATAAGTATTGGATTGATAAAGATCAACCCACACCACAAGATACTCTCAAAGATACTCTCAAAGATGCTTTCCAAGAGAATCATCTCATTGAGATAACCAAGGAAAAGAAGAAGTATATTGTGCGCTTTGTAGGTGATTATGGAGATATTGTGCAAGGAAGAAATACAGCGTATGAGTTCTCAGAGGTGTTTAAGACCTTCAAAGAAGCGAGAGAATGCGCAAAAGAGAAAATGGAGAACACCAGGAAGTTCTATGAGCAACATAAGAGGAAAGCACACATCAGGCTTGTTGAGTATATATGAATCAAACCGTTTTACTTATAGGTGGGGTCTCCGGTGTAGGCAAGTCTACTCTTGCCAGTGGGATTAAGCATCTCTATGGGGAGGATTGCTTCAATTTTGACTTTGGTACAGCATACGAGCGTCCAGGGGGAAGAATCGCTGGGCCCGAAAGGATCGACGATTGGGAAGAGCAGATCACCCACGCTATCAGTAATGGTCTCACAGAAGGATACGGGCTGGTGGTTGCCAACTCAAAGTTCATGCAGAAAAGCAGACGAGACTTCATTCTTGACTACATAGGAGAAAAAGCTCGTACAATCCCCCTGGTTCTACGTCCACCCTTGCTTGACGTATTCCATCAGCTACGAGAGGGAAGACCCGCAGAAAGGCACACGGTGAACAGGGATAATGCCAGGGAAGCACTGAGTAGCCTATGTGCTAGATCAATAGACGATGACCAGTCAGACATACTTCTCCCGTCAGACAAGGCAATGCTCTCAAGAGAGTACTTGGCAATACTCAATAGGAGCGAATTGAATAGACCCCTCCTGAATCAGAACGGTACTGATCCAAGAGTAAGGTGGGTGACGGTTCCGGAAAGGATTACACCACACAAGTGTATTGATATTGTGGAAAGCGGGGCTGAGGGCGCGTATGAGATACGGAGAGTGCTAGAAGGACAACAGAGTATGCTAGAATGTATGCCTAGATACATGCAGGTTTGATATACTGTACATAAATATACAAGATATAGCTCAACAGCAGAGCGCTTGTTCTGGGAACAAGAGGTCGATAGGGCAGCACTATCTATCTTGACTTAGTGTTTTGATCTCCTTTGTGAAGAATCTGACTCGCTAATATGATACCCTCCATATATTGTCCCGTGTAGCATCACCGCGTTATCCGCTTCAACATGGCAGGAAGGGCACAAAATAACTAAGTTTTCAGGCTCTAGGGTGCCTCCGAGAGAGTGAGGAACTATGTGATGCCCTTGAGTATACCCTGATGGCTTCTTCCATAAGTCTTGACCACAATTTCCACACATAAATTCCTGCATCTCAAGGCGCGTTCTCTTTACTTCATGGCTAAACAACCTCTTCCTTCGTTCCATAAGGGTAAAAAAATACCCCGCATGGATAGCGGGGCTAAATAGGTTTGATAATACGTATCATTTCTTGGGCCCTGAACTTTCAATAGGTTTTTGTTTTGCTTCCCATTTAACAAAGCTCTGAGAGTCAAATATCGTGCCTTGCGGAAGACCAAGGTTGTTATTGTGTGTCTCCCAATACTCGATCTCCCAGGTTGATGGTGGTAGTATTTCCTTCATTTATCACTCATTATACACACTTCCCCTTGACAGGATAAATATATTGTTATATGATGTTCATGTACTCATTTTATATTTTATATGAAAACTTACATCATTATCCTACTTGCGATACTGTCAGTAGTTGCTGTCTTCGGTCTACAGGCAAAGCATACTCCCGTGAATGTCATCATAAATAAGCCTGCTGTGCGTGTAGAAGAGCGCGTGATAAAGTCTGAGAAGGCATATACAATAAGGTATATCGCAGACAAGGAAGAGGTAAAGTTGGTAGCAGAACGAGCAGCAAAGAAGTATGGGGTGAATCCGGACGGCTTCACCTGTATGATTATGAAAGAATCCGGACTGGATGGTAAGCGTCTCAACTCAGCATTCAAGTGTGGAGATGGTGGCGCATCGTGTGGGCTCACTCAGATACAGTGTCCTACATGGCAGAGTATGAGGTCTAAGATGGGAAAGAGTACTGATTGCTCATACATATTCGACGATTATGAGAATCTTGATACGGCAGCTTATGGAGTAAGCACATACTGGCCCTTGCATTGGACAGGATACCGATTGTGTGTCTCTGAAGGTTATACATTTTAATTTTATATATGTCACCCATAAAAAAGTACATAAAGATAGAACCACTCATACACGTTACTAAGAGTGGAGAGGAAGGAGTCGCTCTCATTGAAGGTAAGTTAGAAGACGTGGCAAATCTTCTTGAGGTATTGTTTGAGCTGATTAAGAAAGACGAACAACTCATAAAGGCGCTTATAGTCGCAGACTTGAACGTGGGTCTCGTTCCCCTTGCAATGAAGATCAAGGCGGGCATTGTCAGTGACTTGGTTAACAGTAAACAGAGAACTATAAACTAACATGCACGCGTTTAAGTTCACTTGCATAAAATGTAGGAATAAAAAGCGCAGCACGGGACTGAGAGCATATTGTACGAACAAGTGCTTCGAGTGTTTCAAGTTAGAATACCGAGAGAAGGTAAGGATTAAAAAGGAGCGACAGAATCGAATAGACAGGTTATTTATTTTATAATTTTATCTATATATCTATGGCTAACAAAAAGAAAGAGGCACCCAACGTGCTCACGAATGGAGAGTTGTTACAAGTCGCAAAGAACGATCTCATGAAGAAAGACCTACGAGAACGTGCATTGAAGCGTATTATTGCACAGGCATCAAAGGAGCGCGTAGACTTTCTCGCACTTCCTAAAGAGAAGAGGGTGAACTTCATGGACTTTGGTAGGTGGCATATGGGTGAGGCTGAGATAGCACAGATGAGACTCGAGCATGCACAAGTACAGCGCGACATTGAAATTACCAAAGAATACATTGCCATTTTGCAGGAGAACAACAAAAAATGAAGACATCTCGAAAAGACCTCAAGTTTATCCGGAAGTTTTGTAGGATGTTTGACTATCCATACAACGAAACACGGAACACCATCAATCACCTGGATGATGAAGAAGGCAAGTTATACATGGACAAGATGCACGTGTTTGTGGGTACACAGGAAGAGCTAAAGGCAAGAGCAGCCCACATTAAAGGTACGAAGGTGGCTTGAGAAAAATAAACCCCCCTAGAATGTCAAGCTAGTGAGCACAAAAATACCAATTATTACAAAACATGGCATAAAACACAGTTTACTTACTTACCCCCTACCCCGTCTGGTGGGGGGCTTTTTGTTGCAACATGAGACACAGTGTATTATCATGTGGTATTGTTAGATGTATAATTCACTATGGCTACAATACGACAACGTAAGGCCGCACGCTTGGTTGCTGCACATATAAAGAAAAACAAAGGGAAGATGCCCGACATGAAGGATTTGGTGAAAGAGGCAGGATATGGCAAAACAACAAGCACAGATGTTGTTGGAGGTAAGGGCTTTCAAGACCTACTAAAGGAGTATTTTCCCGAAGAACTACTCACTGAAACACAACAGCACTCAGTACTCGCAGCCCGACACGGCACATCTCAGTTTCCCAAAGAGATGAAGGACAAGGACATAAAGATTTTTATCGAGTCTACTCCAGGAACAAAGCTCATATTCATAGACAGGTCGATGGTATTCCCCACAGCCTACTACACCCTACCTGAACATAAATCTCGTCTTACTGCACTCGACATGGTCTTCAGGTTGCAGAACAAATACCCGCCTGATAAGCTGGACGTAAACATGGACGGCTACGCAAACATGACAGACGAAGAGGTACAGGCAAAGAGGAAGGAGATACTTGAACAATTAGAAAAAGTCTATGCACGAAGCAAATCTAGCCCAAGAGCTAAGAAAACTTGATGAGACAGTCATCTACCGGTGGGAGCATGAGAAGTATCGATACTTCGTCCCTACTGGTAAGGGTGAGGAGTATATAAACAACATAGCCTCCAACAAATACATTGTCTCCCTCATATCGGCGGCAAACGGTATAGGTAAGTCATTGTTGGGTGTGAACTTCATAGCAAATTTGATATGGCCCTGTGGCAATCCATTCTTTCAGCAAGACCTCATACTCAACTGGCCATATCCAAAGACCATCCGTATCATCTCTGATCCTGCCGTTATTGCAGACAACATCATACCGAAGATGAAAGAGTACTTCCCCAGGGGTAGGTTTGATACTCACAAGAAATACCAAACTACCAAGGGAGGGAAGCAATACGAGTCTAAGTGGACAACGGATACTGGATGGGAAATATCGGTCATGACGTATGAGCAAGACCCCACACAGTTCGAAGGAGCTACTCTCGGGCTTATATGGTTTGATGAGCCACCGCCCTATATGATCTACAAGGCGTCTATTGCACGTCTGAGAGCAGGAGGAACATCATTTATCACCGCTACTCCGCTCACCGGCTCTGCATGGATGTACGACGAGATTATCACTAATCCTAACAACGAGGCAGGCTTCCGGTCATTTGTAGAGGCAGATGTAGAGTCAGCATGTGAAGAACATGGGGTACGAGGCTTCTTGAAGCATGACAATATCATGCGTATGATCGCACAGTACGATCCTGAAGACATGCAGGCCCGTGTGTTTGGCAAGTTTCAACACTTGATCGGGCTCATATTTAAGAACTACACTAAAAAGGTACACGAACTAACCCCATTCCCCATAAAGAAAAAGGATTGGGTAGTGGTTGAGGCTTTTGATTATCACCCACGTACGAAGGATGCGATCAGCTTCGTTGCAATCGACAGGTCGGGTAGGAAGATCATAGTAGACGAGATATGGGGCAACTACGAGGAGGATGAACTTGTCGAGCTCATAAAGAGTAAGGAAGCAAACTACCGGATCATACGACGTATTCTCGATCAATCGGCTTTCATAGAGAATCAACACGACCAAGCGCACGTAAACTCATTTGCAAAGAGGCTTGCAAACGCAGGACTGTTATACCATCCAGGCTCCAAGCGCCGGACAGATGCTATTAAGCTCACCCGTAACGAGCTCAACTACCAGGAGAAGGATGGGTATCTTGTCGTACCACCACGATTATTTGTGTTTGAAACTTGTCAGCGCCACATATTCGAGTTTACTCATTGGCAATGGGATGACTGGAGGGGTAAGCAGTCACAACAGAAGAATCCTAAAGAAGTTGCAATGGATAAAGACGACCATTTCATGGAAAACATAGGCAGAGTACTCCTTGAAAACCCACAATTTGAAGAGATGCCGGTAATAAAGTCAGTGGTACACTCTCCATTATCAATGGGACAGGTTAGCACTCCAGGTGGTATTACTAATCTTGACCCGTACAAATAATGGAACAAAAGAAAAAAACAATCACCATCACCGTGTCATTTTATGAGGCTGCAATGATAGCCAAGATGCGCAAATATCAGTATGGCATATTCAAGGTACACAAAATGGATGGTGAGCCACGAAGGATAATCACTGAGGGGTCAGAAGCAATCAACCCGAACGACTATGTAGAACTTGACGACGTAAAATCATACATCAAAAAAGGTGTGTAGTTGGTATAATGTAAGGATATGTCATATCTCACATTGTCTCAAAAAGACATAAACAAGCTCAATGAGTTTAAGGTTGGAGAGAAATATACCCTACAGATAGAGGTTGAACTAACATCACTACGTCAAGGCCCAAATTACAACATGGTAGAGCCAAGCATGCCAGGAAGGGAAGGAGAGATAATCATGGGTGAATTTGACATTGAAAGTGTCGTCGAAGTCAAGAAAGACGGAAAGAAGATACCATTCAAGAAGATGTACGCGGCTGCAAGGGAAGGTAAAATAGTAGAGGATTAACACACTAACCTATGGACACACAACAACTCGCTCAGGCACCAATGCCACAGGCTACAGCCGAACAACCTACTGAAAACGTACCACAGATCACCAAGTCTGAAAACGGATCAAAGCCGGTTAAATCTGCTCCCCTGGCAGTGGAAGACCAGACGGGGTACAAACAAGAAGACTTTAAGGATCTTCTCCCACAAATACAAGCTGAACATAACTACTCTTTCGACTCCATGCTTCCTAAGATGCAGAAGAATCTGAAGAGACTCAAGCTATATAACAACCAGCGTAGGGATGACGACGCGGTTGGAGACCATCTTCTCTTCACCGTGCATCAGACAATCCTCGCATCACTCTACGATGACAGACTCACGGTAGACTTCACCACAGGATACGGAGACGAAGACGTGGCAAACAACCTCCACAACCTTGCAGAGAATGACTCTATTGAAATGGAAAAGGACATCTTCGACTACGAGTGGAATTGGGATGCAAGCTTCTTTGGTCGTGCCCTTGCATTCATGACCCATTGGGACACTGAGACAAACACCCCTATACCTGAGCTCATTGACCCCACCACATGGGAGAGAGACCCCGACGCGTGGTCAGTCAATGGCAATAAGCTTGGTATAGGTGCTATGCGCTTTGGTGGACGAGAGATACTACGCACAATGCCAGAGATGGAGGACAATGGTTCATTTTTCGACCTAGACAAGTTGAAACTAGACAATGTTACTTCAGCAACAGGCACTCCAGGATCGGGTGCTCCAGGATCAACCGGATCAAACCCAAAGTCACTCTTTGATGAAGCTCAAAAACAGCGCAAGGATGCAATGGGTATTGAGCCACAAACAACAGGTAATAAAGACCTGGGAGCCAATAATCAGTATAGGCTTATGCAATGGCTTACGTATTGGAAAGACCCGAAGACCAAAAAATATACAAAGTGTATCGTCGAGCTCAATCAATCACTCTCGTTAGTTGTCCGGTACACCATCATAAAGACGAAGAAGTGGCCCATCATCGACAGGACGATTTATCCAATGGCTCACTCATGGGATGGAGTATCAGTACCAGACCTTATTGAAGATAAACAGCGCATGAGGGCAGTTATTCAAAACCTCGTAGTCAAAGAAGCAAAGTATCGATTCTTCCCAAGCTACATATATGACCAGGACATCATCACCAACAAAGCAGACCTTGAGAATGTAGACTTCAACAGGTTCATTCCAGGCAAAGGTAATATAGATCGTGCCATTAGACCAATACCAAAGACACCCTTCGAGGCAAATGCCATAAGCTATGTCATGGAGTTCTTGGATCAAGGGGCCCAGCGAGCCACTGCAACACCCGAACTACAACAGGGTGTCATATCAAAAGATCAACGTACCCTTGGTGAGCTCAATATAGTGGCTGCAAAGGTAGACACCCGATACTCACTCTCTGCAAAGATATTTGGTTGGAGTGAGCGCAGGTTTTGGATTAGATGGTATGACATGTACAAAGAGCACTTCAGCCTTGCACAGAAGAAATCAATGAGGATAGAGGGCGCGCTTGGTACTCAGCTCCGTGAGATAACAAGAGAGAATATCATACTCAATGGTGAGAAAGACCCTGATATTACCATCAATTCATTCATACTCCAGGAAGCAAAGAGAATGAAGGAGCTCGCAGAGTTCAAAGACTACACAGCACTTCTTCTCATGGATCCAAGCGCAAACAAACGTTTTGCATTGAGGAAGCTTGGGAGACTGCATGGATTTAAGAAAGAGGTGGTAGACCTACTCTTACCTAGGGTAACTGACGAATGGCAGGCAGAGAAGGAGAACGAGAACCTGAATAAGAACATACTACAACGTGTCATGGCATCAGATAATGACATGATCCACCTTGAGATACATGGTAAGGCAGCAGATACCCCCGCCGCCTATGCTCACATTGAGACCCACAAAGAGAAGATGAGGCTCAAGAAAGAAAACCCTGACGCATTCCCCAAGCCATCACCGGAAGAACAAGCAGCCCAACAGGGAAATCCTGAGCAGGCAAACTTACTCCTGTCTGGTCGCAGATCAGCACAGGCAGTATCACCACGACAGCCATTGCAAAGGTAATGGAGACATTGTATGATGCTCTCATATACATAATATATGGACACCAAACCTACTGACGTACAACAAGTAAGGGACAGAGCGATAATGGCTCTCGCTCAACTACAGGCTATTGAGGGATGGACACACATCTGCACTGTTCTGAAGGAAAACATAAAGCTTATTGAAGAAATGATATTCAACGACGAGGGGCTCACTCCAGAAGGTGAGAAGACACTCAAACTCAAGCGCACCTACCTACTAAAGCTCATTGAGATTCCAGGCAAACTCATAAAACACTACCAACGAACACCATTTGATGACAAACAGTTCGATCCTTACAACTAATTTATCATTTTATATTCACAACATGGAAGAAAAACCAAAAACAGGAGAAGGCGAAGCGCCAAAGATAGAGGAAATTATAAATCCATTCACTCTCGATCCGGAAGAAGCAGGAGCAGGGGATGACAAGAAAGGGAAAGACGATGAGGGGTCAGGGGATGATGAGGTACGTACAACAATCAACAGCGCAATAGCTCCCATTCAAGAGAAAATACAACTGACTGAGCGTAAAGCAGAGCTCGAGACCTTTTTCCAAACAGAGGTAGGAGCATTACTCAGACCGTATGAAGCGAAGATCAAAGAGTTTGCATTAGATAAACGGGCCCGCAACATGTCAGTTGAAGCAGTAGCACATGCAGTTGCAGGTAAAGCACTGCTCAACATAGGCGCCAAGATGTCAGATGAGGCAAAGGCGAAGGCAAAGGCAGGCTCAACAGCCGCGTCCACAGGTAATGCAGCGCGTGGTGGTGACGAGTCAGGATCAGTGCCGGACGTGTCTACCATGAGTAAGGACGAGTTCTCTACCATGATACAGGGAATAAAGTCAGGGAAGGTGAAGTTCAAGGTGTAATCATTACAAAATGGGCGCATCCCATTGACAGAGCTCAGAAAGTGTGTACTATATATAACAGTGATGCGGGCGTAGTGTAGCCCGAACAACTTGCGACAACGGAAATACCGAGCGCTTGTTTCTTGAGATTAGACTAAATGTCTGATCTGAAGGAATGAGCGCTTTTTTTATTATTTAATTTTTTACTATGAACGGAGTAGCACAAGTACCATATCCAGTGAGTAATATATACTCTCGAACAACTCTCGAAAGAGCGTTGCCATTACTAGTCCACGACAAGTGGGCCCAAATTAAAGATATTCCGAAGAACAGTACGAATATCATTAAGTTCAGAAAGTTTGGGGCTCTCGCTGCAAGTGTTACCCCCCTTACAGAAGGTGTGACACCAGCCGGAAAGACTCTTTCCGTGACTGACGTTACCACAACCGTACAACAGTATGGTGACTTCATATTGGGATCTGATTGGGTTGACTTCACTTCACCCGATGCTGTGCTTGTTGAAGCGGCAGAGGTGCTTGGAGAACAGGCAGGGTTGTCTCTTGACACACTGCTCGCAACCGTTATGAATGCAGGTACAAACGTACAGTATGTAGACGTTTCCTCTCCAAAGATTAATGCTGCACGCACAGACGTTTCAGCCGGAGACATACTCGCTATTGACGAACTGAGAATTGCTGTTCGTACCATGAAGCGCAACAACGTTAAGAAGATCACACGTCTTGTGTCACCAGATACAGGATATGCGACCACGCCAGTCAACGCTTGTTACGTTGGAATTATTCACCCAAACACAACCTATGCTCTGAAAAGCGTCGTGGGTTGGACACCAGTTGAGCTTTATGCAAATAAGGCTGACGTGATGCCAGGTGAAGTAGGAAAGTTTGATGAGATTCGATTCGTTGAGACCACACAAGCGAAAGTATTTACCGCAGGTGGCAATGGAGCAATCGACGTGTACTCCACGCTGATTCTCGGAGCCGATGCTTACGGTATCTCTCGTATCTCAGGTGAAGCAATGCACAACATCGTTAAACCTCTTGGAAGTGCGGGTACAACTGACCCACTCAACCAAAGATGGTCTTCAGGTTGGAAAGCAACCTTTGGAGCAGCGATATTGCAACAGCTTTATCTCTTGAGACTCGAGCACGCGCTTGTTTAATGACTCTTTTCACATGGGGGGTAGCTAATAAGGTTATCCCCCATAATTAAAAATTTACACATACAACTATGTTAGCTAAAGACGCAAAGTACGCAGGATACGATCAAAACATCATGGATGGTTTCGATCAGATACACACCAGTATGCTTTATCGCGCCCTTTCAACAGGTGGACTCGTGATAGGCTCTACAAGCAAGAAAGAAATAAAGATTGCCTCGACCATTAACTATCTCCACAATGGAGTATTTAAGGCTAAAACGACAGCAGAGGTAGCATTCACCGCAACGACACATGATATTGCTCCAAACGCAGCATCAGTGCAGGAAGCGGTATATCTTTTGAGCTTGATTGCAGATGGTACTCCCACACTCACTATGGGGACAATTGCGACAGGAGCAGGAACAGCTTTGATTCCAGAGGTTCCTACCGGAAAGACACCCGTTGGATACGTGAGAGTAGCAGTAGCGGCAGGAGCCACACTGTTTAATGCAACCACAGACGATCTTGATGCAGGACACCTTACCGTGACCTATGTCAATCTCGGATACCTCGCGCCCAAGTTCAGTGCAGTTCAGTAAGTAAATATTGGTATTTATTATTTTTATTTTATATTTTTATGGCAGGTCACAAACAGATCAAACCGGATGACTTTAGTACTCCTGATAATGTTAAAAAAAATGAGGATAAGGTCGTAACAACAGACAAAGCCGCAGGCACAGACAACACATCAGAAGACAAAGAACCATCATCTCTCGAAGACCTTGTAAAGTCACAGGCACGTTTGATTGAAAAACTCGAAAACAGATTGGACTCTATGGATAAGAAATCTGGTAAAACACCAGCACTATCACCACAGGAAGAGATGAAGAGGATAGAGCTCGCAAGTAAAAGCCAAAGAGAAGCACTTGTCGAGAAGCTGAACGCACAACCAAAGTTTGCAATGATGATTCCCCTTGGTATAAACGAGAAGCCAGGAGGCACGCATGAGGTTGGTATCAACGGTGTTGTATTTGTATATCCAAAGGGTCAGATGATCTCAGTTCCACAGACCGTGTTTGAACTGCTCTCAGCTCATTTTAATATAACGAGCTCAGCAGGAAAAGACATGTTGGTTGATAGGGACGAAGCGGTCAATCAAGCTCTAAGCTAAGCAGATACAACAAATAGTAGAATTTACTATTTGAAGTATTGTCTATGACACAACAAGAGTACGCAAATTATATCCGTCTTAAAACACGGACAAATTCAACGACCTTTACCGATGCAAACATAATGCTTGTGTCGAATATATTCATAGATGAGTTTGCGAAGGATATTCTCAAGGTAAACGAAGACTACTTCGGGATGCCACAGACTACAGACCTTGTGGTAAATCAGAGGGAATATCCTTTGCCGGCAGACCTATTGAATCAGATCAAGTATGTTGAAGCAAAGCTCGATGGTGTGAACTGGATACCTCTCTCTGAGCTTGATCTCTTGAACTACAGAGGCACTACAGGAGAAGATGCGATTGTTGGAGCATTCAGCAACTCACAGGGGAGCGCAAAGTATGATCTCTTCAGGGGGTCATTGTGGCTCTACTCAGGAGCAGTAATAGACGTAACAGGCGGTCTCAAGCTCTGGGCTTTCTCATGGCCCGCTCACCTCACAAGTCTATCGGGCTCCACAGATATGAGCATAGACCCAAGCACTACTACGCATGGATTCCCTCGAGCATTCCACAAATTACTCGCAACACGAGTTATAATAGAATGGAAGGAGCTCGCAGATAGACCTATTCCATTAACCGGCAGTGAGAAGACGTTTGCAGTAGACTATCAGAATGCGATCAACTCAATACGCAATCCAAACCTTTCTCGAGTAATTGTCGCACGACAACCAAGTAGCGCGCAAACGGGAGACAACGGGTTCAATTACTAATCATTATTTCAACTATGTTCAAAGACAACACAAAACTAAAAGGTACCGTAGAGGTAAGCCTCGCTGATAAACACGGGGTAGCAAAGAAATTATTCAAAGAGAATGTGCTATGGAGGATTATTAACAAGATGACCGGAAAGGATGTTCAGATTCCCTTCATCACGGGTATGTATACGGGGACTATAATTCGCCACAACCTCATAGTCACCAAAGGTAAGGAGATAACCGCGAAACAACTTGGAGGCACAACCACAGCGCCAGTCACAGCCATTGCAATCGGTATAGGAGCGGTTGCCGCAAATGCGGCTGATACTGCCCTTGGAAGTGAGATCACGACCAATGGTGGGCAACGAGGCGCAGCCACGGTAACTAATGTAACCACAACCACAGCAAACGATACTGAACAATGGGCCAAGACGTTCACCTTCACCGGATCATTCGCCGTAACAGAAGAGGGGTTGTTAGACAACAACACATCCGGCGGAAACTTGCTTGCACGAAATGTATTTGCGGCAATAAACGTAGTATCGGGTGACACTTTGGCGATAACACACAAAGTACAGATGACCTAAAGTTGTATTCAAATTATGTCTGATTATGTTAAGAATTTTGTCTACGGTGTTGTTAGCGTAGCTCCTTCTCCTGCAACATCAGGAACCTCCCTCAGTCTTTCAGATGCAGACGCAGCAGTATTTCCTGACCCCGCAACGGTAGGAGCATATAACGTGGTTGTATGGCCCGCAGGAACGAAGCCACTGACCGCAAACGCAGAGATAGTACGCATCACAGCGAAAGCCTCACCATCAGGGGGGAACACTGCCTTCACCATTACCCGTACACAAGAGAGCACGAGTGCACGTACAGTAGTAGTGGGGGATCAAATAGCGCTCAATCTTACGGCAAAGACGATAGAAGATATTATAGGGATGGGCACAGCTTCCATGGTACGAGGTGAGGTACCAGGAGGAGCAGTCAACAGTAGCAATACTGCATTCACCACAGCGTCACGATTCCAACCAGGCTCCCTACGGGTATACCACAACGGTATACGGCTCAAGGGAGGCACGACAGACTACACAGAGGGTACACAAGGGTTTACAATGGCGGTGGCTCCGGTCACTGGAGACATCCTCCTTGTTGATTATGAGACGAATACTACCGCATTCATGCAGGGATCAAGCTCGTTTGTATACGATGAGACACCATCGGGCACAGTAAATGGTAGTAACGTCA